AGAAAAAGAGAGAGGATGAGCAACGATAAAGAAGACAACGACACAATATACGGCGAAATAGTCAACGACGGGTCAGACGGTAGCGAAATCGTTATCAACAATCCTGTGCCACTGTCACGCACGATGTCTTCGGCAGAAAAAACTAGAAGAGCAATTGCATTGAAACTTGCTGGTGCTAGTTATGCACAGATAGCGCAACAACTCGGCTATTCGGATGCTAGTGGCGCTCGTAAGGCAGTACAGCGTGGTATGAAGTCTTCATTGCAGGAATCGGGAAGTGAACTAAAGAAGATTCATTACGGAAGACTAGAACATATGCTTATGCTTCTGTGGCCAGATGTAAATACTCGTGATTTAGCGTCTATGTCTGCCGCACTTGCCGTTATGGACAGAATGGAAAGACTCTACGGTCTTAATGCGGCAGAAAAACTAGATATTGCTACAGGGCGTGAAACAGTTATCTTGGCTGACGGTGACAAAGAAAACTACATTAAAGCATTAGAAGAGGCAGGTAGAAGACTTGCAATTACGGTAGATTCATCTGCCCCAGCACAAGGAGAAGATGCAGATGAATCAGAAGACGAATGACATAACACTTCCAAAACATATTGCCGAAGCGTTGCTCGCTATTTTGCGGCGAACTGCACCTCGTTCTACAATTGACCAAGACTGTCTCATTGATACGATTGAGTTGTTGAACAAGCAACTTACTCGCCCGAAGCGCTGAGTGTTGACGACCCCCCCCCCCTCACTTTTTTGAAAAACGAACGCCTGTTCGGGTCTGCCCTTAATCAGAAAATTAGCGAGTGGTTTTCGGCAGACATAGTTTCGGAGTGGATTGCATTGTTCGCATTGAATAATCTATGCTTTGGCTCTTATGGGCAGAAGAATGACTTGGATGTACGAATACGCCGTTTCGGAATTGAACGACAAAGGCAAACCCACTCAGAAAATGGTTCTCTCTGAAAAAGTGCCTGAAGGCATTGAAAAGGAACGGCTCAGAAAAGTCCGTGTAGCCGTCTATCATTTCGGCTAGATTCTGTATATGCCTCGGATTTGCCCTTGTCGCTTTGCACTCTGTAAAAAGCATAAACCTTATTGTGGCGATAAGCCCGAAGACGAAGAAGACTGATGCCTTCCATCTGGCCTAATCCTTCTAGAAGGCTCGGATTGCCACCTAGGAAGCGTTTTAAGCGCCGCAAAGACCAAAATCGCAGTTGGATGCCCAAACGGATTCCTCGTTGGAAAATTTTTTGGTAAAAATGGGCAAACTGGAACAGTACCTCACATATTTGATACGCCTTGAACTAGACGACCACAAAACTCAGGTAACGGTCATGTCGGTTATTGACGCTCTGCTAGATATTCGCAACGAAATGGAAGCAACGGAAAAAGGCGTACCATTTGACGGTGATGCGCTCGCTAAGGCTAAAGCGAACAACAAGATTTGCTGAGGCTGTCGGGTTCTGCCCCGACCCCACGCCCGACCCCGACCCCTGCCCCGATTACTGGCTTGCTTGCAAGTGCTAATGTTTATTCGTGACAAATTTTTTTACACGGCTTCTACCGACAGAACTTGCTCTCGCTGGCAAAGTTTATGAAGTGTCGTATGTTGATTCTCTAAATGGTAACGAAACAACTTATTTTCAAATTAAAACTTCCACAAAACCAATGATGCTCATACACCTTGAAATATCTTCAAGTGCCGAACCATTGCAAATTACAATACTAGAAACACCAACAATGACAAACGGAACTACGGCAGTTAACTCGTACAATATGAAACGCAGTAGTGCAAATGTGGCTACCACACTGTTTTATTCAAACCCAACATACACAAGTGGTGGCACACCTGTAAACATCCATATTGTTACGGCAGGAAAAGGTGGCGGTGCAATCTCGGCAGAAGCAGGCGTATGGATTCTAAAGACAAGTAGCAACTACCTCATTAAACTAGAACAATTAAGTAATCAAGCAACAGTGACTTCTTACAACATTGTTTTTGCCGAAGATTACGCTCAATTTTAATTAAGTTGCTGTTGGGGCTTACACCCTTACCAACCCACATTTTTCTGCTATCGTGAGCATATGACGCTTTTGCTAGGCAGGCTTCCACAAGACAACGAAGAGTTGTGGCAATACATCCGTGTTGTTTGGGGTATTACAGTGCCACGCCATAGCGTATGCAAGCACCACACATCTCCATTTAACGCTTTGGCTGATGCGTACTTTGGTCGCTCACCTGTATCGGTTTGGAAGGCAAGTCGTGGATTCGGTGGAAAATCAACTCTCATGGGAGTTCTTGCACTTATTGAAGCCGCAACGCTTGGCGCTCAAATAACTATTCTTGGTGGTTCTGCCGCACAGTCACAAAGAGTTCACGAAGTAACAAAAGAACTATGGCATCACGAATATGCGCCACGAGGGTTGTTGAAAGATGAACCGACAACATTTACCACAAGATTAAATAATGGTGCATGGATTGTTGCTCTTATGGCATCGCAGAAATCAGTTCGTGGCCCTCACCCACAACGATTACGACTAGACGAAGTTGACGAAATGGATTTGGCACTCTTTGAAGCCGCACAAGGTCAGCCTATGGATGCTCGTGGATTGCAGTCACAAACAGTTATTTCAAGCACACACCAATATCCCGATGGCACGATGACCGAACTATTGAAGCGAGCAAATGAAAAGAATTGGCCTGTTTACGAATGGTGCTGGCGTGAATCCGTAGGCACTGAAGAAGAGCGTGGTTGGCTTACGCAAGAAATGGTTGAAAGAAAAAAAACAGAAGTCTCTTCACGAATGTGGGAAGTTGAATATGATTTGCAAGAACCATCGTTTGACGGTAGAGCAATTGAAACTAAATTTGTGGATGCCGCATACGACCCGAATATCGGCGTTTATGTTGGCGATGTTAACGAATACATTGTCGTTGAGCCTTATGACCCACAAGGTTCTTACATTACGGGTGTTGACTGGGCTAAAGAACAAGACTGGACAATCATGCGAACATTTAGGGTTGACCAACATCCGTGGCGTGAAGTTGCTTTCCTCAGAACTGGTCGCAAGCCATGGCCCGAAATGGTGCGAGATTTAGATATCAGGCTAGAAACTTATGGTGGTATTTGCGTTCACGATGCCACTGGAATTGGCAATGTCGTAAGCGACATGATTCAGTACGACAAAAGAAAAATTCGTGATGTTGTTCTGCGTGGTCGTGAAAGAGAGAGTGTTTTCATGGAATATATCGCTGGAATTGAACAGTATGGAATCGTAAGCCCTCGTATTCAATTTCCATATTCAGAACACAAATATGTAACTCAAAAAGACCTGTTTGGTGCAGGACACCCACCCGATACTTTTATCGCTGGTGCGCTGGCTTGGTCGTTGAGGCGCAAATCATACACATTGAACATTCATCCTGCTAACATTACGAGAGAAGAAAGCCCTTGGAAAACAGCCTAGGAGAAAATACCAATGACAAGTGAATTTTTAAGCAAGTTAGACAAACATCACAAAAGAGATTTTCTTGATGAAGTTGAAACTATTTTGGATGAAGAATCAAGAAAAGATTTTTATTTGGCGCTAGATAACCCCAAAATATCTGCCGCCACAATAGTTAAAGTATTAAGTGAGTTTGGCATAAAAGGGAATATCACAAGCATCAACAGATTGAGAAGAAAACGATGAGTAAATTTTCTAATGGGTTAGAGAACAATGACCCAATGAAACTTGAATTAGATGCGTTAAAAAAACGAAACAATATATCTGCTCGTGAGATTCAAAAACTTAACGAACAAGTAGATAGATTAACGAAAACAATAGAGTCTTCAGAACAGATTCTTAGTCAAAACTTACAGCCCCCAACTTGGCTTGCACCTGCAAAACCGAAGAAAAGTTCGGCAACGCTTGTAGTCATGTTGAGCGATACACATTTTGACGAAGTAGTTGTTCCTGAAGAGGTTGATTTTCTAAACGCTTACAATCGGACAATCGCAACAATGCGCTTGCAAAAGTGGACAGAGAATGTAATTAAAGTTTCTAGGCACTACTTGTCAGGCGTTACTTATGACGGTGTGTTTCTGATTCTTGGTGGTGACATTTTTAGTGGAGATATCCACGAAGAATTGCACGACACAAACGCTTCAACCATGCTTGATTCTTTGCTCTATTGGTCTGAACAATTAACTGCATCAATTAGTTTGCTGGCAGAAGAGTTTGGAAAAGTTCACATAACTAGCGTTGTCGGCAACCATGGCAGAACAACTAGGAAGCCTCGCATGAAGTTGCGTGTCAAAACAAACTACGACTGGCTCGTAACAAAAATGATTGAAAGATACTTTGAAAAAGATAAGCGTGTTACTTTTCAAATACCTGAAGGCGCTGACTCTCTTGTAAGTATTTACGGCTATGGTCAATTGATTACCCATGGCGACCAAGCATCGGGTGGTGGTGGAATTGGTGGAATATGGCCTCCTATCATGCGATTGCGAGCAAGAAAAGCGCAGAGATATTTGGCAACCGAATCTAATTTTCAAACTATGTGGTGTGGTCACTGGCATCAATTAGTTCAAACGCCATCGCTGATAATTAATGGCTCACTAAAAGGAGTTGATGAATACGCCTTTATTAACAATTTCTCCTTTGAACAACCACAGCAAGCACTGGCAGTTATTACGCCTGAACGGGGCATAACTATTCAAGCGCCAATCTTTTGTGCAGACCGTAAAGCAGAGGGTTGGTAAATAGTTGACAAAACAACTTTTAACCTGTTGAATGGAGTTACTGGATTAGGTTTTGGTGTTTCCTATCCAGCAACCTCCTTAGGTCGCAAGTAGTGGGTTCAGATTTATTCTGACCCACTATTTGTGTTTTACAGCCTCTTTCGGATATGGCAAAACTTTATACCGTAAAGCCTTACGCAATTCTTTCTTTTGAGTTTTATTTCCGACAAGAAAAACATAACGGTGCTTCTTGCTTCTCTGCTTTATATAAAGGTCGTCACCATGAAGTTCTTTTAATCTCTGTATTTTGTTTTTTCCATTTGGCACTGTATTGCTTATCGCTTTGTTGTGAGCCTTTGGGTTGCTATGCAATCCATAATCTAAATGGTTTCCAGTTTCTCCAGTATATAAAAAGTTTGTTGCTTGATAAATAAAGCCAGTGTGTTGTTGTGCGCTATCGGCATAAGAAACAACGATGGTTGGCTGGGGCAACATATTTAACGATGCACCGACAAGCCTGCTCGCTTCGTTTTTTTCATTATCAACTAGGCAAAGCCGATTGAGTTCTAAAACTTTTGATTTCCATTCTTTACCACAAACGCCAGTGCATAGTGTTGGAGATGGTGGCATACCGTATGTGACAACACCCTTTAGTTTTTTGCCTGATTTAGTTACCGAATATAATCCGAAGGCATAACTCATCGGTGGCAGTCTTCGTGCGTAATGAACATTCAACAATAACCAGTGAGTCTTTTTCTTTTCTATCGGCAATACGACATAAACAGCCATGGTTATTTTTGAAAAACCAACACTGGTTCGTATTTGAAAGCACCTTTGGTAATCGCACTGAGAGTTAATTTAAGTGTGTCAACTAACTTAAACCCTTCTTTTTGTGCAATTCTAATTGTGTCAGGAACAAGAAACGGATGGCTCTTAACACTTGCAACATTCAAAATTAAATAGCCGTTTTTCTTTAAGCAAAAGAAAGAGTTTTGAATGGTTTGTCGTAAAAATTTATTATTCCATTCAACAGGCGTAGGGAATTTAATTGCAGATTGAGTTGCTTCATCTGAATACTTTTCTGTATCAAAATACGGTGGAGATGTAAAACACAAATCAACTTCTTGGCTAGGCACAAAATCTTCTGACCCAATTTGGTGCAACTCGTATTGTGTTTGTGCAATGCGATTAAAATTTTTTGCCAGTTTTTCTAAACCATTAAAAGTAAGTGTAGATGGCTCAGTGCCAACATAAAGTCTTACTTTGCTTGAAGTAAATGCACCAAGCAATCTGCCACCAAAACCACAAGACATATCCCAAACAATGCCATCGCCTGAGTATTTGTCGTAAATTGAAGCCGCCGCAGTGGGTCTAAAATTTGAAACTCTTTGTGCCGATGAACAAGCCATCAATGCTTTGCGAATAATTGAAATAGTCATGTGAGGATTACCGTCTTTATCCCAAGCAAGACCACCACGATTCAATCTTCTCGCTATTGCTTTCTTGAATTTTTTATCGTCATTCCAAATATCTAAAACAGTTGGCTTTCCATTGACGGGTATTCCCCAATGATGTGGAAAGTAATTCCAAGCAAGACCAAGCCCGTGCATTGTCTGTTTAATATGACCTTTGGGGTCAATCATTCCAGTTCTGTCGTAATCTTGTAGCAAATCCCATTCTTTAATTTGTTCTTGTTTTGTAAGTTCATATTGTGGAAAACCATGGTTGCGCCAATGAGAAAATATCGCATCAACTATTTTTGTTTTTTCCGAATCAGAAAACGATTTAACTTCTTGCTTTGTTGCCCTAATCATTTTCAACCAATTGCATCCTTGATTACTTCAACTCTCATTGTTGGCGATAATTCTGCAAGGTCTTTTCCATATTGAGAATCCCAACTAGCACAAACAATTTTTATGCCCATTCTCAATTTGTCCAATTCGTATTTCACTTGAACTTCGGCTTCACGACCAGCCCTGTCTCTATCGGTTGCAATAACAATAGTTGTTGGTGCGAGTTTTTGAACTTGCAATGCCTGTTCTTTTGAAATTCTTGCGCCCAAAATAGCAACGCCATATGTTTGCCAATATCTTTTGTAAACGCTCATCGCATCAATACTGCCTTCGGTTATGACCAAATTTAATGGATGGTTGTGAGTGTTTGAATACATCGCATTTTTCATTACCACATCTGCACCGTAAAGATATTTTGAAATAGACAAACCTTTCGGGTAACGATATTTCGGTACGCCTTCGGATAGTTTTTGTGAATCAAGAGTTCTTTTTATGAACCCAGCGATGCGACCATAAATATCGCAGAGAGGAATAATCGCATCGTTATCAATTATGTCGTAACTCAAACGGTAATCGCTAATTGCTATTTCTGTTAAGCCACGATTCATAAAATAATTTCTTGCAATTTTTGTTGCCGTTTCAGTTTGATATTTTGCAGGATACGGAATTCCGACAATCGGGCGCTCTACTCTTTTTTCTTCAACTGTTAATTTTTCAAGCGCTTCTACAACTTCATCAAGAGTTACACTTGGGTCATTCAATGGCACATCGCTATTTAGATGCTCTGCCAACTGTTTCATGTTGCCTTTCGCACCACACGCATAACAAATAAATAATCCTTTTCGGATATTTATACTAAACGATGGCGATTTATCTTCGTGGTACGGGCATAACGCTTGCCATTCCAATCCGTTTTTGCTTCTGACATCCAAATGCTTTTTGAGAAATTTGACAATTGATTCTTGTTTTCCGTTGGTTGTAACTTTCATACTTGACTCTCCTTGTCTTCTTGTGTAATTTCATCTGCTCTTTGACTACTAATTTCATCAAACTTTCCTGAATTCGGGCGAAATTCATTTAGCCAAGTTTGTCCATCAGAACCATGACGGAATTTTGCCAATCGCATTTTGATTACATGAGCAGACATTTGCTTCATCGTGATAACGCAATCTGCATCTTGCCCGATTGCATCTGCACCAGCCAAATGTTCAGGCCCAGGGACATCGTTACCGATAGCCATACGGTTAATCTGAGCCGCCGCAATAATTGGAATTTGATAGTGCATCGCAATGCCCTTAAGTTCTGCCGACAAGTTTGCAATTGCTTTCCAGTCATCGCCACCAGTGTTCATCAAAGTTAGATAGTCAATGAAAACTACATTAGGTTTGTTGCGCTCTATCTGTGCCGCAATCATGCTTGGATTCAAACGACCACGAGAAGTATCGTTGACAAAAAACTTTCCAGCCGTATGACTTTTCAATCCAGTCAAAAAATCTTTGTATGCTTTCAAATCAAAATCTTTTCCGTTCATCAAGTCCATAGAGCGAAAAGTTTGCTTGCCATATTCGCTAGACAAAAAACTATGTGTTCGCATTGCTATCTGCGCTCTTGATTGTTCCAACGCATCGTATTGAACAACCATTCCTGAATACAAAGCAGAGCAAGCCATACGAATAAGTGTCCAAGTTTTACCTTGCCCTAGTCGTGCCGCAACAATCCAGTAGTCGCCTTCTTGAGCGCCACCAGTCAAATTGTCCAGCGTAGGAAATCCAGTAGGAACTCCCGATATGCCTTTTTCATTTGTTCTTTCATAACGCCGAGCGGCTTCATCGTAAGCCAAAGACCATTCTTCAACGATGTCAGTTTCGTTTCTGCCACCCTCTGATGCCATTTGAAGTTTCATCAGTTCTTGCTGAGCAAAGTTAATTGTTTCAATTGATTCGCTTTGGTTTTTAACTCTTTCTGCCAAGTCAGACATGACATTGACCAGCGAACGCCTTAGATAAGATTCTTTTACCTCTTTGATGCAATAATCAACATCATCTGATTTCAAAACAACAAAATCAGGGAAAGTTACTTTGAATAAAGATTTTGAAGGCGCTTTGTGGTGGCGCTTGATATATGTTTCAATCCATTCCCATTCAACTCTGTAAGACAAGAACCAGTCAGGTGCTACGCCTTCTATCAGTGGTGTCCTATGGTCTTCTTGCCGTAGAACTGCCGAAATTAATAATGCTTCTATTGATGAATATGACATTGGTGTTTCGCTTTCTTTTGGTTGTATTTTTCTCTGTATTTTTTTTGCCACCTAATCTCTAAGTGGTTTGTTACTTAACTACTTCCTACCGTGTTACATTCATTACTTATTACTAAATTAATAAATAAACTACTAAGAGATTTAACAAAAAGTAGTTATGAAAGTGCAAGCACTAAGTACAGTAGAGTTTTACGCACTTGTACGGTGCGATAGCATAATGACTTATTGCGCTCTTGTCCAATTATCAATGAAATCAATAAAATCGCTTAAAATAAGGCTTTTAGCACGAGGCATCAAAAAACCCTTAAAAATAAGGCTTTTTTACACTTTTTTTACAGAGTGCTTCAAAAACCCTTAAAAACAAGGCTTTTTTACCTGAGAAATGCCAAAAACCCATAAAACCCTTATAAAATAAGGCTTTCCCGACATCTGAAAATGGCTAAAAACAGCATTTCCCAAAACAAAAACTGCCAAAACCTTCAAAAAACGCTTATTTGCCTTATTTTAAGCGTTTTCATTGAATTCATTGCTTGCCATTGATGCCATTATTTGATAGAATCTCTTCTGTACCTTGAAAACTGAAAAACGGCGAAAAGTTGAAAGACTCAAACGCACCTGCCCACCGCAGTCAAAACAATGACCCACTCATCTTTGCAGATATGAAAGTGGACTCATAGAAATCGCTAGTGGGAAACTCAGGAAGCGTCAGTACCGAAGAAACAGTGAATTTCTCGGTCAGGTCAATGTTCAAGTAAAAGTAAGACCTCTGAACGATACTTTTGAATCGCCAACCAAGTTGTAAACCAAGTCAGACACTAGACACGGAATTGGGCAAACGGCAAAGCAAAGCCGAACCAAGCAACTAGCCGAAAAAATGGGAAACGCTCTAAAGCAAGCGACAGATGAAAACACTGCAAAGTATTCTGCTCTCAAAGTGCAAGTCTTCGGATGCAAACAAACTAATTTTCTATTACGAAACTGTGGAATGGATTCCTCACATTTTGTTCTTTTACCGACTGGGTAAAACTCAAAATGACAAGTGCCATAAGACAACGATTTATCTAAAGCAAATTCTCTGTTTGCATTAAACATTCGTGACTTTTTCTTTAAGGTCGCCAGTGCGTATTGCAGAGTATCGGGCAATCGTATCGGGTTCAAATCCTGACACTGGCACAAAGTTGCGATGAAGTAGTTGGCTCAAAATTTTTTGTGCCACCACCCCTCTGCTTCATCGCAACTGAATACCAATACCAACCAAAACAACCAAAGGAGAAATAAATAATGATGGTTTACAAAGGTGCAAAGCGTTTAACTTCAAGAAAAGCAATTGCAAAAAGAAAAGCAGAGTTCGTTCAAGATTGGATGGTTTGTGCTTGTAACAACTGCTCAATGTATAAAGGATTCTACGAATCAGACAACAAAGGAAACTGGAAAAAAGACACACTAAAACCTAAGTTTTATGTTTGTAATCACTGTGGTGCTTTAATTTCAGTACCAAAAGGATTCCCAAACTGGAAGCATGAAAACTCAGTTTTCGTCAAAATTGCCAAGTTTGTTACTGTAAAGCAACTTCAACTTGCTGATGTTAAACAAGGAAATGGCGAAATAGGTGGAGAATTTTCAAGCGATTTTTCACATATCAAAGAATAATTTAATTCCGAAATCAAAAAAACAAACAAAAAGGAGAAAAAATAATGACAGCATTTGACAATTGGTTAACTAATCAGCCTGACAATCCAGTTCATTTCGTGTTTGACCCAATTGGTCACAATTACGATTGGGAACTTGAGCGCACAGAAATTGACGGTGCTTGCTCAGGTTGCAAAACTGGAATCGGAATTGATTCAGACAGTGGCAGTGCGACACCATATTGGCAGATTGATGTTGACGGAGAACATCTGTTGTGCGATGACTGCTACACGAAAGCAACAGCAGAAATTTAATTCCGAACAGGTAGCGAATAAAGTGCAGGTGGCTCAAGATTTTTTGTGCCACCTGCACTCAATAAAAAAATTTTATCCAAATCAATCAAAAGGAGAAAATAATGAAGGCAAGTAAATTGTCAGAAACAACCAATAAAACAACCAAAGAAAAGGAGAAAGTAATGGAAGAATCAAAACATCCGTTAGCACACTTAATACCAAGCAAAGCAAAATGGTCAGATGATGGTGCATATATCAGTCGTGAGATTGGTGGAATCAAAGACCTTGAAGCGTTGAAATTGGCATTGGAAGCGAAACACAATGTTCTCGTTTACGGGCCAACTGGTTCGGCAAAAACATCCCTCGTTTACGCTTTTGGCGCTGAACAAGGTTTGCCTGTAGTCAATGTTCCCTGCAACGGTGGTGCAGAACCACGAATCTTCATTGGTGGATGGACTCCACGACCTGACAAGTCGGTGGATTTCATTGCTGGCGAAGTTGTTCAAGCCTGCATACATGGTGGCATCGTCTATCTTGACGAAGTTAACTTTTTGCCACCAAAAATTGCGGCTTACATCCACGGAATGTTAGACCGTAGGCGAACAATCAGCCTGCCCGAAGCATCAGGTTCAAGTTGCCCGACAAGTATTCCGCTTCACCCGAAGTGCTTTGTTATCGGCGCTTACAATCCTGATTATCACGGCACACGCCCACTCAATCAAGCGTTCAAGAATCGTTTCGCAATGAAATTGCATTTTCCATACGACAATGCAATTGAAAAAGAATTGCTTAACAGCGATGCCTTGATGGAGTTGGCAACCAATTTGCGTTCGCAAGTTGAATTAGGCAACCTAACTACACCAATCAGTACGAATATGCTTATGGAAGTTGAAGAGTGGAACGAAACTGCAAGTTTTGATTTTGCACTGAACAATTTCTTGAACAATTTCCCTACTGATGAAGCAGGTGTGGTTCGTGAAGTTTTGGCGAATGTTGCCGAAAGAATCTATTCTGACTTAAACGAAGGCGATTTCTATAAAGAATCAGAGTTCGCAGTCGGCAAAAAGCCAGTTGAGCCAAGCGACACAAACAACGCAAGTTCATAACGAAAAAAAGTCAATGTTGACGCATCGGTGGCTCAGAAATTTTTGTGCCACCGATGCTCAATAAAAAATTTTTTATTCAAATCAACTAAAGGAGAATACAAAATGCGTAGAAGCAGAAACCGTGGAAATTCATCAAAAAATATAGTTCAGCCACAAAATGTTTTGTCAAGACAAAGCAGTTGGGAAGATACACAGCAACCACTAGAAAAGCAAGAAAAGCAACAAACAGACAAAGAAGTGATTGCTCAATATCTTGAAGCATTTACCGTTTTGTTTGGCAGAGTAAACAGTATTTTGGCAGGCAGGCAAATCAAGTGTGAATTGTCAAATAACAATGCACTTGCTTTTACTGACGGAAACACCGTTTACTTCAGATTTGACAACTTGGAAACTGCTTTCAGGTCGTATGTCAATCGTCAAAAATGGTCAATGGCAAGCAACACGCTGGCACAAAACAAATTGATGGACAGACTTGGTGAACTCCGTGGGTTAAATTACCACGAACTTGCCCACTGTTTGTTTACTCCAAAACGAACATCTTCTTTGTTAAAGATGCTTTCGGAAGAAGTGAAAACGACTTCAAATTTGTCGGTTGCTTCACATCTCCCAAAAATCTTCAACTTGCTAGAAGATGCACGAATTGAGAGTTTGTTCGTGGCAAAATATCCAGCATCGCAATACTTTTTCACTGATGCAGTGATGAAGTACATTGCGAAAAATCCATCGGCGTTTAGTTTCTTATTGATGGATGGTAGAAAATATCTACCACTTGAATTAAGAGACACATTCCGTAAAGCACTGTTGTCTTCTCAAGTTCAACAAATTTCAGAAAAAGACTTGGACTTGTTAAGTAACCTAAACGACACTTATCGTTCTTTGTCATTGACACCAAGCGCTTGCAAAAAAGGCAATGAAGACAAAATTGCTTTTGAAATATGCAAAAAGTATTTGGCTGTTTTAGAGCGCAACCAAATACTTGAAGAAGTTGCTAAACACGGAGATGACAATGTTGGTGGTCATTCACAACACACCAACACAAAAACCGATAGTGAAGTTGAAGAACTGCACGAAATACGGCAACAGCAAGAAGAAGAGTTTGATTCCGAAGATTCCGAAGATTCCGAAGATTCCGAAGATTCAAAAGATTCGGGCGATTCAAGCGATTCTGATGATTCTGA